GTATGACTAACGATGTCTTGTAAAATGTCTTTCATTTAGATTCTCCGGTTATATTAATATTATATTTAGATCGTGGGTAAAAGTCAATGATATTTTACTCAAAATCAAACAATTTGCTAAAATTGTTGTCACTGCGAGTCGAACTGATATCCCATTCTAGAACACCAATTAAATTTTCTAACTTTTCATCTATAACTGTGGTTTCCATTTCACCGTCATCGAATGGTAAGTCTTTGAACCATTGTGGCAAACGTAATTCATCCACTGGATATGCTACAGAAGTATGGCCCATTGGATTATCTTTGAGACGACACACAATAACTTTAGCACCATCGGTGATGGTCATTGAGTATTTGTCATCAAACATGCGTTTTAGTGTGTTCCAATTCAAACTGGCTCGAACGTGTCCGGGCATGTTAGTCTTACCCGCTTTTTTTTCTTTGGCAGCATATTCTGTGATGTTGTTAGCACGTTTTGGCGAACCTTTTTCCCAACCAGGTCTAGTCTTGAAATCTGTGCGGAAGTCGGTGATATAATCCAACACTTCTTCTTTGGCCGCACCATTTAATACTCGAGTCAATACTTCGCTTAAGAAGTCTTGAATTACCACCGGAGTATCCGAACGTTTTAGGTCGAGCCCCATGGCTTTGATCTTACCAGGATTGCCATCTGTGTCTGTTCTTTTTCCTTCTTTGTCGAAGTAGAGAACTGCGTATCGTTTCTTGGTAATGAATAGTCCTTTGGAAGCAACAATCTCGCGACCTGCTTTGATAACTTCACCTCGGACTTTTGGACAGTGGAAGGCTTCCTGCATGAATTTAGGGAATGTGCCATTTACTTCTTCTCCTATGCTATCGTAAAGATCAATAATGTTTTCTTTGCTCCACGGTATCAAACCTTTTTCAATATCCTGCTTTAGGGTTGAATATGCAGAGAAATAACACGAATCTGTGTCACCGTATATAATAGCTTTGCCCACGTGATTCTTTTCACCGGTAATGATTTCATTGACCTTACCAGCCATGTGATGAGCAATAGCACGACCAGTGAGTGTGGTTGATTGTCCAATCCTGTTATCAAAGAAACGGCAACCAGGATTAAGAATAGCACCATACAGACTATTTAGATTAATCTTTTTGACTAACTGTCTCTTGTCCCAGTATTCTTCTTCGATCTTATTACCTGCTGTGATACATTCTTTTAGTTTGGTCTGCATGTCTTTACGTTCAGCGTACCAACGTTTTAACAGTCCAGGGATGATACCCTCCTTGTCATAGGTAAAGATAGTACCGTTAGCACTCAGCATCCAAGGTTGATTATTTTCAAATATCAAATCATAGATCTGTGCAGCACTTAGAGTATCATGTCCACCATCTTCCCAGTCTATGGTGATTTCTCTGCCCACTTCTCGATTCATCACGGCAGTATATTCTAACGATCCGAAGATGCCTTCCCACGCTGATGCAAACGATTTACCTTTGGCTATTTCTGCTTCAATGTAAGCTCTTGTACCGTCCTGACGAAGTTGTCCTACAATAGTTTCCGGACCCATGTTTAATGCACGAATTGCCGACGGATATAGTGAATTGATATCTAAGGAACCAATCCATTCATGAATGCCTTTCTTGGGATACGCAACATAAGCACCTGCAGCTTGTGTGTCGACTCCTGCTTCACGTTGTACACGATTAGGAACAATCATGCCTCTGCGATGTGCTTCATTAATGATGGCCTGTTCAGTAACTGCCACAGCACCCATAGTAGTCTGCAATAGTACTGTACATTCATGAGCCAGTGTGTTAGCAAGTGCTAGGAATTTAAGTTTCTTATCTAGTTTATCTAACAGCGCACAGTCTTGACGATTGTATTCGATAAATGTTTTGAAATCGTTGTTATAGAGTTGGTCTAGTGTGCCTTCGTAAACAGTTTTATTTTCACCGATCTCCATTTCACCGATAGCATCTAGCCTATACGTGTGTCGTTCTTCATAGGTATACTTTCTGTAAAGTTCTAGACTGTCTAGATGCACACGTCCGATCAGATCATAGGTCACAGCAGCCTTGCCATACTTTTCATATTCTCTTTTTTTAGGATATTGATCCCACAAACAGAATCTACGTGTGTCTTCTTTTGACAGCACTTTGGTCACACGGTTAACGGTATATGGAATATCAAAGCCTTCTGAGTTCCAACCACTTAACACATCAGCATCTTCGATTAAATTAAGAAATGTGTCTAGCATTTCTGCTTCAGTTTCAAACAACATGGTGTTGGGAAATTCTTCAACCTGTTTCTGCGCTTCAGCCATGCTGAGTGTTTTGGGCGGTAGTGCTAGACATACCATGGTATCTAACCATTGTAAGTGAATTGCTATGGCTGTGATAGGCATAAATGCATCGTCCGGTGAAGCATAGCCACGCTCAGGATCGAAGTCTACCTCAATATCGAAAAAAGCTACATTTAGTTTTGGTGCATCAGTGTTAAGATAATTGTCTTCTAGGCAACGATATATAGGATTGATATCGCTTTCAAATAATCTTTTATTGGAGTGTATGGCAAGTTCTTTGCGATGCTCTTTTACATTCTTGCTGGTAACCCTGCTCAAGGGTTCGCCTTTGATGGAAATGTATTTGCCCTTGGCATCAGGGTAATAGAAAATATGTCTTGCGGGATATTCTTTGAAATGTCTGTTACCTTTGTCGTCACGCTCAACAACATTGATAACGTCTTGCTCTCTATCATAGAAAGCGTCTACGTAACTCATTTATTCTCCTTATGCAATTTCCGGCTTGCAAATACCAAAATGATCATTTATGGCTGATCTAACCTTACTCATTAATTACTTATCATTCTCACTAGACCCACGGTGTCAATAGTGACTAAAAGCAGGTAGTTAGCCAACATGCCAAATGATTTCCTAGTATAACTAGCCCAACCATACATAGCACAACCAACGATCCAAATAGGATACAGAATAAGTAACGGAGGATTGGGAACAGTGAGAGCCATGGTGATCGAACAACCAATACTAATAGCCCAAGCCAGCAGCTCAATAAAAAAACGAAAAGGATGACTGTGCCAATCATCTCGTATCCATTCTATAGTTCCGCCGAATACATTTGCTAGAAAATTCATTAATCAATGCGCTTGGTAATATCTAGAATAGCTTCAACTTCTTTCCAATCTTCATCGTGTGCTTTAAAGTCACCCTTGTGAGCAATCTTAATTGCACGGCTGATGATGCTGGGTTTAATTTGTAATTCTTCTGCCACTGCTTTTACAGTTTCTTTGAGACCTTCATTTAAATCTTCTACTTCACGAAGTACATTTGAGCCTTCTGTGATCAATCTTTCTAGTTTTGCCTTTTCTTCTGGACCGTACATTTTAGCCATGACTATATCTCCTTATAAGACTATTATATAGCCAACAAAAAAGCCAGTCAATATAAATTGCTGGCTTTTGAGTTAATTTGGTTAAATTATTTTTGTTCTGCTAGTACGTCGTACATTTCAAATACACCACCCATGCGTTCGTATACAAGACCAGCATACAGTTCAGCTTTGGTGCTTTCTTGGAATTTGGATTTAGCAACACGTTGTGCCCAAGCAAATAATTCTTGATCCACTGCATCGATCTGTTGTTGACCGCCACTTTCTTGAACAAGTTTAACCATGTCTTTGAAAGTTAATTTAGTTTCTACTGATTCTTTAACCGGACGCTTTTTGCCTTTTGGCATCATCTTGCTTTCTTTTTTCACAGCGCCTTTCTTTTTGTCAGCGACTGCTTTTTTCATTGGTTCTTTCTTGTCGCCATCTTTGTCCATATCTAAGAAATCTGGTTTAGCAGCTTCTTTTACACTTTCTTCTTTCTTGTCTGATTTCTTTTCTTTCTTGCCTTTGACCATGTTCATGAACTTTTCACGAGCTGCTTTTTGAGCTTCTGAAGCTTCTTCGATAGATTCTTTTTTAGCTTTCTTAGCTTTCTTGTCTGCTGGATGTTCGTCTGCATCAGGATCTGTGTCTTTGTCATCTGATCCACCGTATACACCTGGAGCAGCTTTGTGAACAATACCTGTTTTAGTTTTTGTAACTGTGCCACCTTTGGCAGTTTTCTTAGAATCACCAACTTTCATTTCTTCAGCTACAGATTCATCTTTTTTCTTTGCTTCTGCAAGTACAGTTGAAGTACCAGCTAGAACACGCAATTCTGCGTCCTCGTTTAATTGTACTGGTTTTGGAAGCTCTGGTGCTTTGACGGTTTCGATAACGTCATCCATTGAGCTGATTTTAGTAATTAGTGATTTGAAGTCCATTTTATAAATTCCTTGGTTTTAAGGTCCGTAATGTATTTATCTCTTGATGGCAGAGCCACCACCGAAGATGTTGTTGCCTATGTCCAGTGCATTTTTAGCTGTTCCGTCTGGATTTTTGGCCTGTTTTATTTTAGGTAATCGAGGTGCTTTTGTACCGCTTTGACCCGGAGAACCTGTATAACTTTTGCTACCACGATCTTTGCCAATAGCAAGATGTGGGCTTACAACAGTAGCTATATTACCCGATGATGTAGCACCTGCTGTTGCTGATTCCAAAATATCTTTAATTTTCATAGTATTGTATTTATTTCTTTTTGGCTTTGCCGCTTTTCATATTAGCACACCAGTGAGCCATGCGGGCTTTTTCGCCTGATGAATTTTTAGCAGTTTTACGTAGGCTACTGACGCTGGCCTTGCAGTTAACGCCACTGCGTTTAGCTAATCCTTTGCGTCCGGGCTTTTTACCATCAGCAAAGTTTTCCTGCTCGATGCTTTCTCCACCTCCACCGCCATCACTGGCTCCGCTGTCACCACTATAGCCTACAGCATAGCCGTAGCCGCCATAAGGTCCTGGACCGTAAGCAGCCCAACGAGGTCTACGTTTTTTACGCTTGGCTTCTGTGATAAACTCAAATGCTCTCATTTTTATCCCCGGGTGCGGCAATAGCACTGCTACCGCCTCTATCTTTGCTGACTAATTGTTGCGGTTCATGTGCTTCTTCACCCTTGGCCACACGTCTAGCACGTTTAAGTCCATCTAATACCACTTTGAGACTGTTCTCGTCTGCTTGATATTTGATCCCAATACCACCTGCTGCTTCCCATGCTGAAATATTACTACCTCTGTCGTCAATCAGTACATTAGGCATGCCGTTGGCATTTTTAGCATATTTGGCCTTGTTGGGAGTGATATAGATATGCTTGGGCTGCGGATTAAGATGTTTCTTGATCCACACACCTTTGTATTTTGCTGATCCTTCATGATCACCACGTAATGGACTTGAGCAGATATTATAACTTCCTGCCGCATCAACAGCTATTCTTATTAACTTATCAGTGCTGGGAAATTTAGGTAGTCTAGCAAAAAAATCTGTACCTATCATTTTATCTAATGTAGGGTCTGCCTTAGCTGGAGGAATATCTCTATAGTCGCCTGTAGTTACGCCCGCTAGTTTTGCATATTCTGAAAAGAAGTCTGCAAGGACTCCGTCCATGTCTAAATAGACTTCCATGCCTTCGGGTAAATTTAGACATGGACGGAG